CAGAATGCTAAGAACGAACCAGGACTTATTGATTGGGTGAAAAAGAATAATAGAGGTGAAGATGCAATGCAAAGAATCCAATGGGATATTGAAGCATTTGCAGAATCAACAGTTACTAAGTTGACTCATTTAAAATCTATTAATGAATCAGCTGTTATTGATAAGACAACAGATGATGAGATATTTGATTCAGAGGAATTATATACTATAAGTAAAGTTTTAGCTATTGCTAGAAAATATAAATTAGCTAAAAACGAAGGAGGTAACTTCGAAGATGGAATTGCAATGGCTGAAAAGTTAAAAAAAGAATTACCACAACATAAATTTCAATGTATAGTTTATAGAACAGAATGGAACTATGGAGGTAATTTAGTATTAACGATTGCATTAAGAGGTAATTCTTACAACACTGAAGTATTTAAATTTAATTCTAACAATTCAACAAGACAACCTAATTATTCTTTTTCAAAGTTATTTAATGGAACTATTAAACCATCTGATGGCAAAGTAGAAGACGAATGGGGTATGGGAATAGTTCATGGTGGATATCAAGCTATTTCTAGCTTTGATAAATTCATGGATGATGTCGTTGGAGTATTTAAAGATTATAAAAGAGTAAATGGAAAAGAATTTGACATGAAAGTTGCTTTAGCACAGTTTAAAGCCGGCGCTAAGATATTAGACGAGTGGAAAAGACTTAAGCCAAGAATAGAAAAGCAATATGAGGTTGCAAAGGCAAGCGGAAGAAAAGCACATAGAAATATTGAGATCAGACTGCCTTATATTAGAACAGCTGAAAAGAAGGTTTATTATAAGACAGACGAGCCAAGAGAATTAAGACATCCTGACGAGTATGGAGAAAGAGCTTATGATATTATAGATGGAAAAGACTATGCTAAATATGAAGCAGCACAGGCTAAGATATCAGATATAATTGAAAAATTCTGTAAAAAACACAAATTTGAATTTGTATGGGCTGCTAGCTGGTAACCTTTAAAAATATTTAAACAATTTAAGAATGCTCTGTATAACTACAGAGCATTTTTTATTTATACAATATGGACAGGATGAGATTCGCATTAATAGCGCACGATAATAAGAAAGCAGACATGGTAGCCTTTGTCTCTAAGAGATTAGATTTTTTTAATAATGAAGCAGTAGATATAGTTACGACTGGAACAACTGGTGAAAAGGTTAGGCATGCTGGAATTAACAGGGTTGCCACAGTAAATAGTGGACCTTTAGGCGGAGATGCAGAAATAGCGGCAATGGTAGTCAGAGGAGAAATCACAGGCGTGATATTCATGAGAGACCCTCTGGATAAACATCCACATGATGTAGATATATCAATGTTAATGAGACTTTGCGATGTCCATGACATCCCCTTGGCTACCAACTACAGCATGGCAAGCATTCTTATCAAGTGGTATCGATCTAGGTATAAAATATAAACAATTTAGTTTTTTAAAGTATAATACAATATGGATAACATTATCTTCAGACCCGAAAATTTTGAAACATGGTCAATTCAGGCGATAAATAAAATCGAAACTGTAATTGATTCATGTTCTAGTCTTTCTCATCTAGATGGAGCTAAAAAATTAGTTGATAACTTTACTATTATCACTGCGCTCGAAGAAGATGACGAAAAATCTATCGAAATAATTATTCATCAATTGTGGCTTAGAGTTAAGCTACAAGAAAACAAAATATATGGATCAAACTAAAGGTAAAATAGGATTCACTGCAGGGAATTTCGATCTCCTTCATCCCGGTTATATTTACACATTCGAAACAGCAAAGGAAAATTGTGACTATTTTATGGTATTTCTGCAAAGAGATCCTTCAGAAACTAGATTTACTAAATATAAGCCAGTAATTCCACTATATGAAAGATACAAAACGTTAATGGCTATTAAATACGTAGATGAAGTAGTTACGTATCAAACTGAGGAAGATCTTATTAACCTAATGGAATTTTATAAACCAGATGTTAGAATCTTAGGAGACGATTATATTGGTAAGAGATTTACAGGAGATCACATGCCAATCGAAGTTATTTATACAACTAGATCTCATAACTGGTCTACGACAAGAATTAAAGATTTAATAACCAAACAAACTATTCTACAAAACCCTTCTATTATAGAAGAAGATAATGTAAAATCAGTAACAGCAGCTGAAGCTGGAGAACTAATAAATAAAAATAAATGAGAATAATTGTAACAGGAGGTTTCGGATTTATAGGATCTGAATTTGTAAACACGATTGGTAGAAAAAACCCAACAGCAGAAATAGTCGTAGTTGATAAAATGACGTATGCTGCCAATCCAAATAACATTAAAACTAAAGTAACATTAATTCAGAAAGATATTTGCGAAGTAACAGTAGAAGATCTAGGAGAATATGATTTCCTTGTTCACTTCGCAGCTGAGAGCCATGTTGATAATTCTATTAAAGACGGTAGACCTTTCGTTAGAACAAACGTCGAAGGAACCTTTAATCTTTTAGAATGCGCCAGACAAAACCCTAATCTTAAGAAGTTTATTCATATTTCTACAGATGAAGTTTACGGAGACATGGACGATATTAGTAAGGACGTATTAGCGGATGAACAATTTCCGTTAGTAGCTTCTTCTTATTATTCGGCGACTAAGGCATCCTCCGATATGCTAGTCCTTTCAGCCAACCGAACGTTTGACCTTCCATATATTATTACCAGAACATGTAATAATTATGGTGCTCATCAACATAAAGAAAAATTTATCCCAACTATAATGAGATCCATTAAGGAAGGAAAGAAAATTCCAGTATATGGCGATGGAAAACAAGTCAGAGAATGGATGGACGTAACAGACAACACTTTAGTTATTTATAACTTAATGATGTCAGATCAAGTTAATGAAGTATTTAATATTGGTTCAAATGAAAGATACACTAATTTAGAAGTTATTGAAATGATAGGAAATATCATGGGAAGAACTCCTGAATTTGAATTTGTAGCAGACCGACTTGGACATGATAGACGATACGCACTTAATAGCTCAAAGGTAAATGCTATTTTAGGAGAAATGATTCCCCTATCCTTTGAAGAATTTTTAAAAGAAGAAACAATTAAACTACTAGAAACTCAATTATGAATAAGAAATTAATCGAAATGCTAAGAGCAAGCGCCTTAGCTGAAAAATCAAAAGCGCTTTTATCTCTAGATCTTTTAGGAAACAAAGGGACAGGTATCGGAGATCACTCAACGGGTGATTTTTATAAGAACGCTGAAGAAGCTCTATCAATGTTAGTTGATGCTGATGATAAATTAGCAGCACTAGACAGGTATTTTCCAGAAGATTTGTAAAAAATTACACTTTTTTTGAAAATAAACAGCCCGAGATTTTTTTATCTCGGGTTTTTTTGTTATATTAGTATAGTAATTAATAAACAAGCAATAAATGAAAAGATATTCGAAAGGAATTAAAACCAATGACCACACTTTAACAGATGTATTTTCAGCCTATGAATGTAATAGAGAAACTCAATTCGTAGAAGCCTTTTTTGGCAAAGAAGAAATGAACACTGTAATCGAAGCATGTGGTTTATCTAACATTGAAGATATAGATAGAAAATTAGAAACTCCGATAACAATCGGAATGGCAACTAAAAGAGCCGACCTTACGTTTGAAGACGAAGGACAGATGTATTACTTTGAAGTGATGAGTCAATCTCAAAAAGGTAAATGGGACAATGATCACCATGAACAGTTCTATCTTAAATCTAATAGACTTAAACAAGATTACGAACAAGTATATTCCTTTGCTATCGCGTTTAAAGAATTCGATGCACCTTATCTTAATGAATTTTCTAAGATGGAAGATTCTTATGCAATTCACTTAAGATTTAATGACCAAGGTTATTTTGCAGATGTATACGGAATAGAAGAAAAGAAGGAAAAGGTTACAGTTAAACTCGCTTCACTTGAAGAACTTGGTTTAAAATGGATGAAAGTTGCTTCATCTGAAATGGGATTCAAGAATAGAAAAGACTTACCACACCGTAGCAGATACCTTTATATTGGAAAGGCATACACCGGTTCCAGATTAGGTATAGAATGGGTTATTAATCAAAAGAACAATGACCTTGGAATTAAAATATCTGGATATTTAGTTAGAGATCATGGACTTAATAGAATTATAGATGAAACAGGAAAGATCATTGACAGTATAAAATCTAAAGTTCCCGGTTTTGAATTCGTAAAAGAAAGTTCAGGTGCAAATGATAAAACAATTTCATTTAAATTTGACAACACTGATTTCTCAGAAGAAAATGTAAAGTTATTGAAAGATATTACAGTTGCTTTCGCCGAAGAATTAGGAATAGAAAACTTATTAAAATAAAACAAAGAAAAATGGAGAATACTAGAAAAAAAGAAGTAATAAAGGAATTACAAATATTATTAGAAAATGCATCAGGTGATATTAAATTTGCACAGCCATCTGATGAAACCCAATTCGCATATAATGAAGGTATTGAAGATCTATCAATTAAACTAGAAGAAATGATAACCAATAGAATTGAAGAAAATGGCATACTATAACGGACCTCGTAGAAAAAAGAAAGTAGATAAGAGCATTGTTAGGAGTAGAACAACGTCTGATGATTTTGAAAATGCTAAACAACGTGCTCTTGGAAATGAGGAAAAGAAGGTCATGACATCGGGCTTTATTTTTAAAAATGGAATCCCACATAAACTAGTAAATGGAATATTAACGCCACTTACTAAATTATCTTAGAAACAAAACACATATATAGAGTATAATAACTAAATACATTCTTATGAAAAATATTCTCGAAGAAGCAAACGAAATCGTAAACAATAGAAGTGAAGAAGCAGATCGTAATTACGGTCCTTTTTCAGAAGGTATGGACAGGGCCGCCCTCATATCTAAAGGTATGACAGGCCATGATGTAAATGGCGCTGATATGTTTAAGGCATTAGTTGCTCTTAAGTTCTCAAGAGAAAGTTACAATCATAAAAGAGATAATCTTTTAGATGCAGTAGCATATATTCAAGGTTTAGATAACTACGTAAACGAAAATAAATGAAAGTAGAAGTAAGAAGAACAGAATATAGATACATTGCCGAGGCAGGGCCTATAGTATCACTAGACACTGCCAAATTTCCAAACTTTAAAGGAACTACTGAGGAAGAATTTACTGACTATCTCGCAGAAAACTATTGGGAAATAGATGGAATGGATGAACTAATAGGTTCCAGTCTAGGAATCAGCGATGACCAAACACATTCCGCATTAGCAGATTTAGTTTATTCTGATTTAGACATATACTCAGACTCATCTAATAAAGGATATGAAGGAGAAATACAATTAGGAGAAAAAGACGAATCTTATAGTAAACACGGAGGATTTAAAATTAAACACGGATCACAAATATGAAAATAGCGTTAGTATTAGCAAAAGGAGTTGAAGGTTGTGGACTCACAAGACACACAATCGAATTTTATAATTGGCTTATTAAAGAAGGTCACGATGCCACAATATATGCGGCAGTTGAAAAGAAATGGCCCCGCCATAAAACAACAGATATAGTTTGTACCGAATTTAAGAGAAAAGATATTCCTAACATTGCTAAAGAACTTGAAAAGAGTGATGTTGTATATTATACATCATATCCTCATAAATCAGTAGGTGATGAATTCAATGAAGACTTTATTGCACATTGTATTTATGGTTTAGAAAATCCTATTAAAATAGGAAATTGCTTAGATCATAATACTGCAAACTTAGCTAAGAATTACAAGTATTGGGAAATCATGAAATCCATGGATGCCATGTTTAATTATTCTGCAAGATCTAATTTTGCAAATAAACTAAGAGAACATGCACCTGATACTCCTTTAATCGAAATGAACCTTAATCCTTATGATTACGATGCATGGTCTAATACTGTAGTTCCAGTAGAGGAACAAGAGAGAAGAGCTACATATTTTGGAAGATTCGCTGGATTTAAAGATCCTTTTAGAATGTTCGATATTATGGAACTATTAAAAGGTAATAATTTCGTAACAGAATGTAGAGGAGTTGAAAGATCTATTGGTGCCCTTCCAATGTTTTTACAAGAAGATAGAAAAACTCTAAGAGAAGATATCTTTGAAGTTCATCCAATTAAAAATCCAGTTACATATCCACAGGTTGAAGATAAAATGTATATGTATGGGCCTTATAATTTAGCAGAAGGAATGACGGAACTAGGAAAGTCTATGTTTGGTGCTGAATTCTTTAATCTTCCTGAAAGACTATATGGATCAATGATAGAATATGCAATGTGTGAAGTTATTGCAGCGGGAACTATACCGTTATTTGACAAACACTGGGGAACTCACGTTATTCATAGAACCGAAGGAGTCCCGTTCATACAACTTAAGGATTTTGCAATCTTCGTAGACAAAGAAGATATTGCTGCTTCGATTCCAGAAATTTTAGAATTAGCAAACAATAACGAAAGAAGAGATGAATTTAGAAAAAACTCTCTAAGATTAGCTAAATTACACAACGCACCAGAAGTTGTTAACAATGATCTATTCGATGAAATAAGCATTGTTAATAAAAGATCAGTAGAAAAACCAGTAGAATTAAAAACAGATTCATTGTTTTAAGTAGAATAATAAATAACATTAAAAAGTAGCGAAAAATATGGCAAATATTGACAACGAATGTAAAGATCTAGAAGTTAAAGATTTTTACAACAAATCAACAACACACTTGGCAGATATCATGGAAAACCAAAAGAAGATGCAAGAGCAGACTTATGGTTTTAACTTTAATGATATGACAATTAGAGAAATTATGGATTTCTGGCACTGTAATACACACGCAGTTGTAGATGAAATTCATGAAATGACAGATGCCCTAGGTGGCATTAAAGACGGAAGTGGAAATGCAGTATGGAAATACTGGAAAAAAGACTTTACAAAATACGATACATTAAAGATTTCTGATATGTCCGAAGGCGACAAAAAAGAATTGTACATGGAATGGGTAGACATTCTACATTTCTTTATTAATTATGCCGCTTCAATTGGGCTAGACGCTAAAACAGCATACAATTACTACTTCGCAAAAGCAGAAGAGAATGTTAACCGCCAGAAAAATAATTATTAATGATATTAGATATTGAACAAAGAGATAAAGACGTTATTATCTCATATTACGACACCGAAGGTAAAGTAGCATTTAAACAATATCCAATTTCACAATACCAAAACTGGTATGTATGCAATGACAATGATAAAGGTAGAAGCCTAGATCATAAAAATTGGGATGGCAGATCAGTTAAACTAGGAGATGCAAGACGATACAACAAGTTTTCTTTAACATATTTTCTAGATTCATTACCTGCAAAAGACAAAGAACTTATCTTTGCATATAACATGCCAAAGACATACTTCGTAGATATTGAAACAGAAATAGTAGATGGATTTCCAAAGGCAGAAGAAGCAAAGAGTAGAATTCTATCTTTTTCTATCATTACACCTGAACATAAGGCAATAGTATTAGGATTAGAAGACATGGATTCTAAGAGTATTCAGAAGATTGAAGACGATACTAATAAGTATTTTAAAGATTTTGATCAAGACTGGGAATTCAAATACCAGAAGTTTGAGTCTGAATATGACATGGTTTATACATTCCTAATGAAGTTTTTACCTAAGTTTCCAATGATGACAGGCTGGAACTTTATTAATTATGATTGGCAGTATATTGTAAATAGGTGTAAAAGATTACAGATTAATATCGCTGAAGTTTCAATGACACAATCTTTAGATAGAAATGACAGCAGACCCTTACATATTGGAATTTTAGATTACATGCAATTATATGATAAGTATGATAGAAGTGTAAAGGTAAAAGAATCTAATGCACTTGATTATGTTTCAGGTCAGGTTCTTAATGTTAATAAGATCAAATTCACGGGCTCCTTACAGGATCTGTATAGAGATGATTTTGTTAAATACATTTACTATAATGTGGTCGATTCTGTTTTGGTTTATTATATAGATCAGAAGTTGAAATCCATGGAAGTCCTTTTAACTCTTGCAAATATTACAAAGATGCCTTTATATAAAGCAGCATCGCCAGTGGCAGTTACAGAGTCCTTGATTGCAAGAAAACTATCAGAAGAAGGTAAACGAATTGGATCTGAAAAGAAAGAAGACAGTGAAAAGACTACACAGTATGCAGGTGCTTATGTAAAAGAGCCAATTGTAGGATATTATGCTGGTGTAAGTGCATTTGATTTTGCTTCACTATATCCTTCAATCATGAGACAATTTAATATTTCACCAGAAGCTTTTATTGAAAAAGTAGAAAAGCACGAAGTAGCCGAAAGAAGAAAGGACAAAAAGGTAATAGTCTGTGAAAACGGAGTAGTCTATAAACAAGAGACTTCTATGCTAAAGAAAATATTAGGAGACTTATATGAACAACGTAAAGACTATAAGAAAACTTCATATGAATATTTTACAAAAGCAGATGAACTTAAGAAGAAATTATTAAAAAAAGATTAAGATAATCTTTTTGTCTCGAGAGG